CTGTATTAATTGCACAGCCACAAAAGCCCCCTCACATTCCCAATTTAAGCAATTCACCATCAACATGGCGGGCCACGTCTTTGGTTATTTTCTTAATCAGCTTTTTATCCCTGATCATGAACTCGCCGCTATTGGTGCGAATCATGAAGCCCGTTTGCATATCTTTTAAATGGGTGTCCAGAATGTCGTTGCATTCACGGATCCGGTTGCTGCCTTTTTCCATAGGAAACCTCAGCTATTTGCAATTGCGTCTTTAAGCATCGCGACCATATTCACTTCAACCTTGCCGCCTGCAAGTTCTTTAGGCCGGATGATGATCCGCCCGTCCTTCACCATATCCCGACAAGTTTCAAAGGGGATTCCGGTGACGCGGGCGTACTCCTTAAGGGAAAGATAAGGAGCCAGCACGTTTAAATTGATTGTGATGTTTTCCATAGAAACACCTCGATCGGTTAACGCTTTTTACTCATACCGCGCAAAAAAACTATGCGCGCCATGCTGGAGATCGAACGGCATTCTTTGGCGGCTAATTCCTCCAGTAACGCACGCTCTTCGGTGGTCAGCCGCATTGGGATAGGGTTGCCGGAAGATAACCCTTTTGGAAGTCGTGACCTTTGAATGTTCTCGTCTTGTGTCATAGTGGTATATTGTGATCTGCTAAGTGTCTGTGAAAAACATATTGGTATAATTATTTATACCAGTCAAGGGATTTTGGTATGCAAAATAATATCGGAAGCCGCTTGCGTGAGGAGCGCGAGCGCTTAGGCTTGAGCCAGCAAGCCTTGGGAGAGATAGGCGGGGTTAAAAAACTTACTCAACTCAATTATGAAAAAGGTGATCGGGCACCAGACACGATTTACCTTACTTCGGTGGCTGAGGCTGGTGTTGATATTGTTTACGTTCTCACCGGTCAGCGAATACCCTCACCGGTTACTGTCACACCACAAAACGAAGAAGAGAAAAAACTCCTAGAGAACTACCGCGCTATGGACGAGGCGGCACGCTTAAATATACAGGCGGTTGGCGCTGCGTTCGCGCAATCAAAGTCCAAAGTAAAAACTGGTGATGATAAATGACCGAGCAAGAAAGACAGGAAGAGCTAACCCGTACCTTATTCACACGATTAGAAAAGGTAACTCCTGAGCTATTCGCTGAGTTTCTGGATGAGAGGGTTGGCAAAGAAATTAAATGCCTCAACTGCGGTAGCCTTGATATTGGTATCCCCCAGGCTCAAGTAATGACCGTTGGCCCAGACGGTTCCACCCACGGAGCCTATGTCAGCTTTGTGCGAATTGAATCGTTTGAACCAAGGCACTCTTTGCTGAATTACCAATACCGTTTGATTTGTAAAAATTGTGGATTTACCAGCCATTACGCTGTTTATCCGGTGTTAAACTGGATAGAGCAGGAAAAAGGAAGCTTCTGATGGTTAACAATGCAGAGTCTAACAGCGTCTCGAACCTTATAGACTTTCCGCGCGAAAAGTGGAAAAAAGGAGGGTCTGACGGCAATGATGGGGGTAACGGTATGGACGATCTGAAAAAGCGCGTTGAACGAACCGAGGAAAACATTGCACAGATCAAGATTGACCTTGCAACCCTAACAACAAGGTCTGAAAATTTTGCATCTAAATCCACTTTGGATGCCTTGGTTTCGCGTTCAGAAACTTTTGCTACCAAATCGGATGTTGAGAGCGTCAGAACCGAAATCTATAAAGCTAAAGCTGAATTATCAGCCGAATTCACAAAGGAAATTAGATCGGTAAGCAGGTCAATCTGGATACCATTAACTGTTGGCCTAGCAGGCGGTTTACTGCTTTGGGCTGTTAAAATGTTTCTTACCAGATAACAGGCCCTCCCATTGTCAGTAAAAAAACTTCCTTCAGGTAAATGGCTCTGTCAGTGCTTCCCATATGGTCGTGATGGGAAGCGCATTCGTAAACAATTTGCCACCAAAGGCGAGGCGCTCTCATATGAACGCCGCACTATGAATAACGCATCCAGCCAAGCGGTTAACGATAATGCCGTAACGCTCTCCGCATTCGTAGAGCGCTGGTATGAAATGCATGGTAAAACGCTGACCTCAGGTGAAGAACGTAAAGCGAAGTTACTCGCCATCTGTG